GTTGCACGTTGACGTCGACTGGAAAAATGGAGGGCGCTGACACGCTTGAGTAGCTTGGCTAACTAAGAGGTGTTGGCACGCTCTTCGCTCTTGAGTATCTCCCGCTGAATGGCACGCTTTCAGCGTTTGCGTAACTTCCGGCGCATAGCACGCTCTTAGGCTTTGGGTATCTGATCGGGAATGGCACGCTCGGGCTCCATGGGTATCTGCCTGGCCTTGACACGCTGCTCGCCTTTGGGTATCTCAGGCCAACTGGCAGTAACAGGGTTGCATTTCGTTACTGGCTGTCGCCGTGCGGCTCGTTTTCCAGCTTCGCCTCTGCATACGGGTCGTGAACCGGAAGCCCTTCAAGGGGACGCCACGCAATATATAGATCCTTCACAAGCATTTTTACCATATACCGAATCGCCATGCGGTGGCGGTGGCCGTCGGACTCCCCCTTCCCATCGGATTCGATGCGGTGTTTGTAGTTATCGTACACCTCCTTGTATTGGCCATTGGCACGCAGGAGACACGGGCCAAGCACGCCAAGTAGCTTGTCGTGGAGGAACGGATTGAATGTGAGTCCCTTCCGCGTTTTCGTATTTCCGTCGGCATCCTCATACTCAATCTCCCGCAGGTGTCCTTCGCGGCGCGAGCGGGCCCGTCCATCCTCTGCCACATCCAACCCCGCATACGCCCAAAACGACGACACGTATTTCCCCTTGTGGGGATCGAACTCCGAGATCATGACCCCTGCCATTGCGGGGCCAACGCCCTTGACGTCGGCAAAGAACTCCCTCCAGATGTCAACCCGTTCGATCTCCTTCTTCATGTCCCGGAAAAGGCCCTTCTCCTGATCCGTCAGTCGGAGATAGTGGTTGATGAGTAGAAGTTCCCCGTAATCGGTAATCACGCCGTCATACTCATAGGACCGCCTCCGGGACAACTCATCTAGGGCAATCCCGTCGGTTACGCGGTCGTACCGCTGCTTCAGTTCCCTAAGTATATCCTTCTCGTCTTCTTCGTCGGCCTCATCGTCATCAAGGCCCAACTTCGAACGAAAGTTTTGTACGATCCGTCCGCCAACGCGGAGACGAAAGTCCTGAATGTCGTAGGTCGTCTTCGTAAGTGCTCGGATGCGCTGCTTTTCGGTATTGGTCATAATGTTGAGGGGAATAGCAATGCCCACCTCCGAACCGGGCGCAGGCGAGAGACGGGCGGTCCCATCCCCCCTCCGGCTGGAAGTGGGCAAAACCTGGCGGTCGACGGGCCTGCGCGTCCGTCACGCTCCACTATAGCAAAACGTGGAGCTAATGTCAAACACGGCTGTCAGGGGCCTTGGCAAAACCGAAGTGCTCAAAATCGACAGCGAAATAGTTGCGAACGACCTGCAGGGTCTCCTCAGTATGAAGCTCGGGCCACCGACTGTTTGCCTCCCCCTTATTGGCATGTGGTAGATTCGGATCAGCCTCTAGCCGACCAGAAATGTCTTCCCACGCCTCTTGCAAATTACAAAACCGATAGACCGTATCTACGATTTGTCCTGTCTTATCGGAGATCCACCACCACTGGGGCTTCCACATCTTTGGCCAATAGTCAGTGTCCGGCCTCCCAAACCGATCCATCTCAACGTAGCGCCATCGGACCCAGCGTTCAAAGTTACGAGGTGTCGCGTCAATATCATGTATCTTCTGCCGGTGTAAGAATTGACTTACCACCTTTTCGAAGGGATGACGGACGACCGTAAAGGTCCAGGCCTCTTCCCACGCATTTTCTCCCACCCGACGCCGACGTTCTTTTGCATCGAGATGCATGTGGCGGTCTCCGTTCACGCCAAGTGCCTGGCGCATGGACGTAGATCCCGTTCGCGGAATGTCCACATAGTAAAAGTCGAGATCGTTCATACTTAGGCATAATCCAGCCGATCAATCGTAAGGGCACGGCCACCATCTGCATTGACGAGCACATACTCGCCATCTCCTTTCTTCACGCGTTCATACTCCTCCAAAAGCAGACGTACCTCATCAGGATCAAGATGATCGTATGCACTCGACAAGAGATCTTCCACCTGACGGCGATTGCGCGGCGTGCTCATACGTCTTCTGATTCGTTTCCCTTGATGATACGCGCTTGTTCAGCGTTCATCCGCGTCTTATGACACGAGTCTTGTACCCATCGCCCGTTTTCTTCTTGCTTTTGAACAACAAAACTCCCACGCGTCCCATCCGACTGCCTGCAATCTTGCTTCCGCACGCGAAATGGCATATTACTAGTTCATTGTGTGCATGACCGTAGACTCAACGTCCTGGCCGTCTTCTTCTTTCTCATCCATTATCGTCAAATATGCCCCAAATGCTCCCGTTGACACGCCCAAGTAGAACTGTAAAACGGAAGCGACAAGTACGAGAATCGCTGCAATTGGACTGATAATTACTCCCCCACTTGTAGAAACGACCAAAAGAATAACCGCAAGCACTATTCCTCGGCCTGCACTATTTATGATACCGGACCTAACATTATTCATACTGGGATGGAGAGTCTGGAACGACAATGCCCGTGAAACGGCGGACTGACAATATTTCGACGCAGAAGGGCTTCGGGGCCTTGTGCCTCAAGGCGCTGAATGGTCTCACATGGAAGCCATGGACTTACGGTTTCCTTGATCTGTACGGGATCACTTGCCTCCAACATTTCCTGTTTCCATTCAATCAGATCCTCAACTGCGAAACGCGTTTCGTCAAGCGTGCGGCAAATACAAGACGTACGTGCATCAAGCACGGCATCAATAAACACCTCTTCAATTCCACGCTCGGCAAACCCATCAATGTGAGACAGTTCACGCGTCCGCGTTGCCGTTGAATTTGCAAGTAGCTCCCAATACGACTGGCTTTTCCCGAACTCTTGCCCTAGTCGTGACTCCGCAAAATTCCGACCCGACCGAAAGGCACCGAGGCCGTCTCGAAAATTCTGTTCACTCACAGACCGAATACGGTCTTGCACAAATCGGTCGTAGTGATTTTCGACCCAAAAGGTCGTAAAGTCCTCCTCGAAGGAGATCGTAGGTGTCGCCTGCGCGCCTAATCCTGGCGTTCCAGCCTCACGCTGCCCAATTCGATATAGAAGTTCAACAGAAAGCTCAACTTGCGGCTGGCTTTGTCTTCGCATTCCCGTTGACAGTGAGCGCCGCATCGTCCCGATTGCTTCTTGGACGGTTGCTCCACCCTCTAGCGCCTCATCAGCTGTCGAAAGGGCTGTTGCCACTTGTCCCGCCCACGCGCCTTGGAGCGCAACAGCGAGTGCACCGGCCACCTCCTCGGTATCGGCCCGATCTAATATTGCTGCAAGCTCTTCTAAGGTCGGCTGGTCTTCCATCAGTTCACGTATAGTTGTGCCGTCATCGGGCCACGAAGCGAAACCATAACTTTGTGGCGCTTAACCAAAGTGGCATAAACGAACACAGCATCCCATTCTTTCGGTGCTTGTGCTGGGACACGCTCCCAGTAGTAGTCGTCAATAATCAAAGCTGAAGCTGTGCGTTTTGACCGTTTTGTTCACGGATGCGGCGCAACAGGTCCTCTTGCGCCGATCGCACTTCATCGTCAATCTCCTCGTCGTCAATTTCGATGTCGTGGAAGTCGGCAAACTTACGCGCAGCATTCTTCCGCCCGGTCGGACCCAATGGCACCTCTTCCTCGAATGCCCCCTCCCGAAGGTCTTGGATTTTGCTTACGACATTCAACTCAGCAAAGTCGGTATTGCGTTTTACGTGCCCTTGTGACCACAAATCTGGACCGGCATCAGGCGCATTGACCTGTGCAATGCGCCATAACGCGTCGTTCTCCCATTCGTCAAGGGCTTCGGTTTGCAGGGTAAGGTATGCTCCAACCGACTGTGCAATGTCCTGTCGGATCTCTGTTGCCGTTCGTTCGGTAGCCACGTCGCCAAAGGATTGGAAGAACACCGAGTAGAAGTCGTCTACCTCACTACTCAAGGTCTCATTTCGAACGGACGCCCCATCCATAGGGGGGGCAGAGTAGCCCAACTCCTTCGGGAAGTGATTGGCCCCCTCTTGAAGGAGGTCATTGAACGTTTCCCATAACTCCTCGTCGAAGCGACCATTTTCGTCTACGGCATCGACCCAGCTTCGCGCCAAGGCCGAGCTCCAAAGGTGGAAGTTGCGGACATTGCGAAAGTTAAAAAGCCATTCTGCAACGCGCGCCATCATAAAGCCAATGGGGGCGCGCACAGGGACGGTCGTCTCATAGATCGGTAAGACTGGTCGTCCATCACGCCCCAAAAACTGAAACCCGTCGGGGCCATACGGATGTCGATCAATCCGTTGCGGCTCGCCATCGCGTTTTATCCATCGTTCGACCCCTTCGAGGTCATAGACAAAAAACACCTCTG